TGAATGGAGAAGCCTGATAGTAGAAAGGAAAAATGTGGGTAGAGAGTGCAATGGTATCATGGTCTCCCATAATCTTCTTATTCAAAACTATATCTCCAGTGAACTCTAATCTAAAGCCACACTTCTCCAACAACCTTAATACAAACCAAGTTCCTGATTGTGGTAGTGTTGGTACGAATATCACATCTTCCCCTTTACTAACTTAGCAAAATTATCTACTCCTCTTTTAAATCCCTCATCTACTTCTTGTTCCAACTCTTTTGGTTTTAATTCCTCCATTGCTAACTTCTCCATGTCATCATCTAACCACTTCGCATGCCACTCAGGTTTGTCCTCCATGAAGGAGACTCCCTTACCTTTGACAGTATCAGCGACAATTAAATTCGGACTCTCCACATTGAATTTAATTGCTCTTGTTAATTCCTTAATATCATGTCCATCTACTTCTTGAACATCCCACCCTATCTGTTTAACCACTTCTGCCAACGCTGACAAGTCTAATATGTTATGTAACCTCCCTGACCCTTGTATCTTATTCCAGTCAACTATTACTACCAAGTTATCCAACTTATGTTGTGCTGCTATTAGTAAGCTCTCCCATGTCGTTCCCTCCTGACACTCCCCATCTCCCATCAATATATATACTTTACCTTCTTCTCCTTTTATCTTCTTAGCCATTGCCATTCCAACTGCTGTTGGTAAACCATGACCCATGCTCCCTGTCGTACAAGGAACACCATTATTAACATCTCTTGATGGATGCCCTTCTAGTTTAGGATACAATGCTCTCTCCATCAGTAAAACATAATATCCCCAACAAGCATGCCCTTTGCTTAATATAAACTCGTCAGGATATTTCATCACCTCATCATCAAACAATGCAATCAATATCTCCACACAGGATAAACTCCCTCCGTAATGATAACCCCCATTCGCTTTTGACAGTTTTATCAAATCCCTTCTTACTTGTTTACTTCTTTCACTTAACATCGTTCTCCTATTGGGTAGTAATCTATATCTGGTCTATCCGTCTTGTTAGGATAATCAACTCCTTTTGTTGGATTAAGCAAAGATATCTTATAGGCATCTGGTACTAAATCCTTCCTCACAAAAGTCAATTCCATCAAAGGAGGAAAAGTCTTATCATTAACTGTTACCATAGGCAAAGAATTATTAGGGTGAACATGACAGAGATAGAACATCTGATTCAATCCTCCCAGTACTCTTGCATACAAACCAAATATCACTTTATTGAAACTATCGTATATACTTTTATGGAACTCAGTAAAGTATGAAGTCAGTCCTTGTTTGTTGACTATATCTATTGCATGAATCTCCACTACTATCTGGGAGAATCTTTCTAATATCTTATCATCCATATCCAGCAACTCCTCCCACTCATCATATTCTATATCCATCTTTAGCATACTATTCTGAGGTATTTCCCCTGAAAAATCTCCCTTTGTCCTCTGGAACATAAACTGGTCGTGGGTTTCTGGAAGACAATCAATAGTAGGGTCAAATAATCTAAACCACCTCTCAGTGTTAGGGTACTTGTCAACAAAGTCCAGTTCAAAGTTTATATCCTCCCCCACTCCACAACTATATATATCAGTAGTGGTTTGACAGAGTTCATGAAACACAGCATAACCTCCATCCATGTGATTCCCTAATCTTATCTTTGTCAACTTAGGATTATAAACTTTATTTATCTCTGCTAGAAACTTATCTACATTACTATTCATGTATTCATCTCCAACATCACCTTGCCTATAACTCCCTGTTTCATATCCCTTATAGCATCATTCACTTTCTCAAGAGGATAAAAAACTGGGTCGGTTATTTCAAGTTTCTTTTTCTCATATAGTTCTAGGTATCTAGGAATATCTATGTTAGGGTCTGTCATTCCTCCTTGACTATCCATCATCACTTTACCTGTGAAAAAATTATCTCTTGCTTTCTTAAAAGTGAAGGACTCTCCATAATGAGGCTGACCTACTAATATCATCTTCTCTTTAGTAACCATCCACCCCCCTTCTATCATAGTTGGATTACCTGTTGTATCTACTACTATATCAACTCCATCTATTACCATTTTAACATCATGTACCAAGTCCTCTGCAAAATAGGCACTACTAGGTATAATTGACATATCAGCTCCATACTTGCGTGCCTCTACTGCTTTAGCCTGAGTAATATCAACTGCTATAATAGGATTGCCCGATACCATTTTTGCTCCCTGTATTACGCTCAATCCAATCCCTCCACACCCTATCACCATAATTGACTGACCAATCTTTAATTCAGCCTCATTGTTGATAAGACCTAAAGCGGTAGTTAAAGAACATCCCATCAAGGCAGCCCTCTCCAATGCTATGTTTGTATCTATCTTTGTCAACCTGTTTTCCGATATAACAGAATATTCGCTGAATGTAGTCACTCTTCCTCCACCGACTACTTTGTTTCCCCACTTATAAACAGGGAATCCTGCCTCTATACCTTTACCACATCTCCAATGCGCAATAACCCTGTCTCCCTCTTTCAGGTCGTAGACCCCTTCGCCTACATCCACAACAAAGCCTGACCCTTCATGTCCAAGTAGGTGTGGGAGGAAGTTGTCTTGACCATTCGCACCTGATATCTCTGCTAACTGTGCTCCACAGATACCACTATAAAAGATTTTCACCAAGACCTGTCCGACATACAGTTTTGGAATCTCTATGTCATCAACAATCAGGGGCTCATCTATATCATCAAGAATAGCAGCTTTAAACTTCACTCACTACCTCCTCCAATGGTCTCTTTGGTATCCATTTTTCTGGTATAAGACTACACATCGTACTATTAATTATCTCCACACCTAAATCTCTAGCATCCTCCGCAATGTGTTCAAAGGAACTAATAAACATGGGGTATGGGTCTCTTTTGGTAAGGTCGGGAGTAGTATGATGGAGGTTGTGCCAATAAAGTTCTCCATTGTCACTGGGTTTCATGTCAAAACCAAGTAGCACAACCTTACTAGCTCCAAGCAGAGTAGCTAAATTTACAGCACTCCCACCCGAAGACCAGTTCCAAGATATACGAGTCCTATAATTCTTACCGTCCTCCAACCCCATCTTTTTTCCTCTTTCAAGAACTTTGATGGTCGGATGGTCGAATCTCATCTTTTCACAACAACAAGTAATCAACCCTCCATACTTAGATAATTCTTCCTCGTTCCAATCGAACCAGGGTGGGTCTCCAAACCAACAGATGTCAACCCATTCTCCCAACAAAAATGCACAGTTGACACCTATGACTCTAGACCTCTCTATCAGTTCAAGTTTCTCATCAAGGAGGGATT